CCCAGTTCATCGAGCTTCATAAACTTTTCAAAGCGAAGCTCTGGTAATGACAAAAATGCTGGAATCTTGTTCATGATTACGTTGTAAAGTCGATCAGTATGGTTTGACCTGATCATGTGAGCTTCTTTGGCATGCTGCGTCAATTCCCATAGGACATCGACTGTCATGTCGCGATCACTAGCTAGGGTTTGTTCGTACCAGCCTGGCTTGTTTTCTGTCCATCGGCTGATCTGTGGGAGATCGATTTCATCTCCGAGAGTAACCACAGCATCAGGGCGAAACGCCTTAATAAAACTAGAAACATTTTTAACTGCTACTTCATCGTGATATGGGACTTGTAAGTCTGGTATTACGATGGTTCTTTTCATTAATCCTCGTCATCGTCAGGATAAAAGTCCGGCATATTGCTGGGATTATCGTTGATGCGCTTAGGGAGTATCCAGTCAGGATAAGAGAATGGATCCATAAGCATCGACATGCAGATGTCTGTGGCAAAGCCAGCCTTGCGCAAAGCCTTATAGTATTCGTTCAAGCCAATACAGTAAGCCTCTAGTGGAGTGTAACCCTGATCTTCTAGGGCTTTAGTTTTGCGCGCGGCCATGCTTTATTTTACCGCTCTAAAAGTATGTTGTAAATCTCATCGACTCGTGTGTTGAGTCGCTTGATCTCGCTGAGTAAGTGTGTGATCACATAGCCAGCCAATCCACCTACTGTCACAAGCGTAGCAATATAGAGCTGAAAGAACTCGCCCTGTGTCATTTTCTTCCAAGTTCGTCTTTTGGATCAAGGTATCTCAATACTGGTGGGATAATCGATGCAATGCCAGCGGCGATCAAAGCCTTAGGCTCAGTAACTCCAGCTGCATACATAGAGATAACTGCAACCAAGAATGCTCTGCCCCATGAGCCTAATGCGTTTTGTAGATCTTTCATTGTGTTCCACCAATCATAGGTATTTGAAGAAACTCACCATTAAGGTCAGCCGCTTTCGTAAACGAGATGTGACAGTGTTGCGTGTGTTTGTTGATGCCTGTGTATTTGCGCCATTTCCATTTAAGGATTGGGCTTGCGATCTTGCCATCGAAGATGATGTATGAGATGCGCTTTGACTTATCAGACTTTGCAAAGACACGAATCTGATCCGCAAGATCTGGCATGAGGTCAGGTTTAGCCTTGCCTGAAAGATCTCGATCGACATCGATGGCACGAACCCAGCCGTTAGCATCAGGATTGTGATCTGAAGGGCGCGCGCTGTGTCGAGTATCGCCGATCCAACCATCAGAAGTTCTATCTCGATCTCCGAAGGTGTCGTCAATCTGTTCTCTTAACTGAATTGCGCACTTAGAAAGTCTTGGCTTTGTGGTCATTGTTTGAACACTCCCATCGGCAAGTTGCTTCATTCAAAATTGCTTCTATGTGACATTTTGGTTCGATAAAAGCATCGCGTACTGCGTCATAGTGATAACCAATACCGGCAAAGTTTTTGCGTATATTGCCGTTATAGCTGGTCTTAACCCATGTACCGCCAAGGTTATTTATAAGCCAGGCATAGCCTTCATCTGGCTCATTATTATCGCCGACAGTTACACGCAGCACGATATTGTTTGCATCTACTTCTGCCCAATGAGCCATAATTACACATCTGCTTTCAAGTAACGAACTACGACTCTGCCTGAGCCGCCATTTTTGCCATACTGACCAGATACATAACCACCGCCGCCACCGCCACCGCCACCAGTATTAGCAGCACCAGCAGTTGCATTGTCTGTTGAGTCAATTCCGCCGTTACCACCACCTGCTTGACCAGTACCGCCAGCAGTTCGACCACCACCACCGCCACCACCTGCATAAGCAGTACCGAATACTGTTGTGCCGTTACCGCCATTTTGACCAGCTGAGCCTGTGCCACTTGTTGCTGATACACCTGCTGATCCTGATCCACCGCCACCACCTGCACCAACATTGTTAATGCCAGTAAAGTAACCATTACCGCCTGCATTACCTTCGCCGCTTGTACCAGCAGCACCTGTTGGGTTTGTCGCAGCTTCACCGCCACCGCCAGAGCCACCTGTTGCAGCACCTTGACCAGCGTTAGCACTAGCACCTGCACCGCCGCCAGTTGTTGAAATACTAAAGCCAGTCGATGCACTTCCGTTAGTTCCGCGAGCAAAGCCAGCAACGGAAGCAACGCCACCTGCACCAATAACTTGTGCGTAAGTACCAGGAGTTAGAGATTTTGCAGTTTGTTTTAATCCACCCGCGCCACCGCCACCAGCAAGACCGCCGCCGCCTGAACCGCCACCTGCAATAGTTAAAACATCGCATGACAAAGTGCTACCAGATACGACTAAATCACCATTAGCAGTAAAGGTACGATAAAAGTAAGTAGCGTCGCTAGTTAAAGTTCCACCCGTTACAACAGGCTTAGCGGTTACGCTTTGAACTCCAACAATAGTGTTAAGCATTATGCAATAGCCCCCACGATGTACCAAGCATCTGTTCCAGTTTTAATACAAGCTGCTGATTTATATTGACCTAAAGTAGGTGCGGCAGCAGTGCCCCCAGATGAAAGAATTGTGGTTGTTCCGCTAGTCACAGCTGAGATCGTGCAAGTGCCAGCACCAATGTTTAGAACTGTTATAACTGTGCCCACTGGGTGCTCCACTGAAGCGTTAGTAGGGATCTTGAAAGTATTAGCGGAAGCGTTAGACATCGTCACTAATACTTGATAACTATCATTTAAAACTGTTGTGTAAGTTGTACCTGTTTGAGGGTTAAGGGTAAATGCCACTAGACCATTGAACATGTTGCTAGTTAGCACATCACCCGTAACGCTTGGGAATCCTGTGGCCATTTGTTCTCCTTAGTAAGAAAGTGTGTTAGTGCCTAAAACGCCATATTGTGATGATCCTATTATAAAGGAATCTATGATCGGTTCAAGCGTTGTTAGGGTTGTTTTCCAGTTACTTGGTTTGATGTCGTGTGACACGCCAAATACCTGCAAAGTCTTAGTTAGGGTCGATGAGCCCGGTTGAGTGGTTGTTACTGTAATTGGATCAAAGAAGTCAAGATCCAAAGCAGCAGTGATGCCAGCATCATAGTTGGCAGTGTAGAGATCCAGAGTGACTGCATCGCATCGGATCGATGTTTCTTGGCGAGAAGCAACAAAGGCTCTGGCATTATCTAGGGCTTCTGCATCTGTTTCCATAAGCAGGTTTTGCTCTTGGAATGAGTGCAAGAAATACTTATCGATCGAAGCTTGATTGCTAGCCACCTGAGGTGTGCCACCAGTACGAGTAACGCTAGCCTTGTTAAATACCAGAGTATCGTCTAATTTCCATAAAGCATTGTTATATGAGATACCAGTGCCATTGTCATCAAATACCACTGGAGTGCCAGCCACGCTGGAAGAAGTAAGTTGGCGGTCTTGGAAAACAACATTTCCAAATCCGTCCATATACAGTGAACCAAATTCAGTGCTGGTGATTAGCTGCATTGCAGCTAAAGAAGTTCTAAGAGTGCCTGGGTCTGCTTGAACTGTGGTTTGCCCAGCATCGATGTCACGCATACCTGAAGGCCAACCGATTGCATCGAGGATCTTGCCTATGCGAGTGCCAGTGGTTTGACCTGCTGGAGTAGTTGCCACTGTTGTTATCTGGGCATTCTGGAATAGTCTAAAGCCATCGACCGCTTGCACCGTAGTGTAAACGATTTCACCCACATCTTTAGGGGTGGTCGTGTTATATGAGGTTATGTAACCTGCAAAGATTGGGTAAGTAATTCCCTGGTAACTAGCAGTAATAGTTACCTTACGCATTGGCGTTAGAAGTTCATAGTAGGGCGATGATGGGTTCATTGGGTTGAAGTCGCCGTTCTGATCAATGATCCGAAGGCTCATTGTGCCAGTCTGGAATATGTCTGAAAGAGCTGTGCGGCCTCGATGAGTTTTAATTGAATCAACCACGCTAGAAACATCGACTGTAACTGCTGTGTTATCAGCAAG